TAGCCGAGTATTGCTTTCCGCAAGGGAAACTGATTTGCTTCATGGCAAGAAGCCATTTTCGGAAATAAAGTTATTCCCAATGCCGGGAAGATTTGAGAGCCAAGGTGTCCCGGAGATGGTGGCTGACTTACAGGTTGAGTTGAACGATATACATAATCAAAGGGTGGACAATGGCAGTCTTACAAATGCGACCATGTTTTATTATGACCCAACTTCTGACATCGATCCAGAAGTACACCGCCCTGGCCCTGGTATGGGTTTTCCTGCTGCGCAGAACCAATTTGGAATTGTGCAGACGGGTGACGTTAAGTACTCCTCCTTTCGTGAGGAGGAAGGTGTCCGAAGATTGGTGCAAGACAGAATCGGTGTAACTGATTTTGCAATCGGGAATGATTCTTCTGCAATAACAAACAAGACTGCAACCGGGATCAACTCCATCGTGCAGGAGGGGAACCAACGTCTGGAGATGATGCTTCAGAATGTATCGATTGGTATTAATGAAGCTATTCTCCAGACCTTGCAGTTGCTTCAGCAGTTTGGTGATGATGAAATTCTTTACCGAGTTGTCGAAGATGCTAACGGTTCAATGCGGAAAATAAGTGCCAGAGAAATTGTTGGGCAATGGGATATAGAAATTTCAGCAAACAGCGTTAATACGAATCGCTTGTTACAGCTTCAAGATTTACAACAGCAGTTACAGGTTGCGATGCAAGCAGGCCCTGCAAATATTAATGTAGCTCCTCTTCTTAGCGAATGGTTTAGAAAGATAGGTTCTAAGTTAGTAAAGGATATTGTTGTCCCAGAGGAAGAAGCTTTTATGCGAAAAATAAGTGCCGACCCTCAACAGATCCTTGCTTTAAAACAAAAAATAGACCAGATGGTCATGCAGTTTGCTCCAGAAATGGTTCAACCGCCTGCCCAGGTTGATCCTGCTACAGGACAGCCAATGGCTCCGCAACCACCGGGGCAACCCCAAGCTCAAGGCCAACCGCAACAACAGCAAGATTTGGGTGGGGGTCTTGAGGGTTTGATGAGTCAGCCGTTAGGAGCGATAGTTCAACAATTAGTTGGGAAGCTTGGACTTTGATCCAAAAGTATTTAAGGGTTGCAAGAAACCCAAGAGACAAGGAGACGCATCTTGGTGGGGTTGCGGGATTGTTAGCAACTCCTCAATGGGACGCGATTCTTTTAGAAATAGAAGATTCTCTTATTAAAGAGTATATGAATTTTGAAAAATGTGAAACAGAGAGAGAGTTTTTACAAGTTAAGGCAAACATATATGCGTTGAAAAAAATTGCAGGGCTTAACGGTCTTGCTGATGTAGTTGCTAGAAGAAGAATTAAACATTCATAGAATCGTCCACTAACGGACAGGTTACACAAAAAAAAGGAGTAAAAAGTTATGGCAGAAGAAAATGTTAAACAGGTTGTAGCGGAACCCGTTACCCCTGTAACAAAAACGGACTCGCCAACCGAGATTGAAGCAGGTGACAGTGTCAATTACGACAACATAGAAAAAGAGTTGTCATTCAATGAGATCGAAGAATCTGAAATTGATTGGCCCGTCATCGAAAAAGTCGAACAGATTTCTGAAGAACAGGCGAAAGAGGTTCAAGGTGAGCAGTCACAAGAACCAGCAGAGCCAGTTCAAGAAGAACAGCCAGTAGAAGTTCCGAGCAAGGAGGAGAACCCTCTTACTGGAGGAATGCGTGATCGTATATCTAAGCTCAAGCAAGCAGAAGGCCAAAAGCTTGCAGAGAAAGATGCACAAATACAAGATCGTGATTCGCAGATCAAGGAACTTCAGTCGATGAATGAGAAATTTTCACAATTAACTCAAGCATATCGACCTCCAACTGGTGACCCTGCGAAAATACAGGAAGAAATACAACAACTGGAAAACCGTCTTGATGAAGATGGCGATACCATGACTGCGGCTGAAATCCATAAGTTGGGGCGAAGGCAACAACAGTTGGAAAGACAGATTGATGAAATTAAGACAGCCGAGATCCAAACGCAAAACATGGTTCAGCAACAGAGACAGATGCGTAACCAGTACGATAGCTACGCAACAGAGAATTATGATTTTGTTGGTAAGCCAGAAGATGAAAAATATCAAGTGATGAAGGAACAGGCTTATCCTTTGTTGGAACAATTGATTCCTCAATTTCAGCAATACCCACATGACATGGTTATTGCAGCAGAACTGTCCGACTTAATTGTAGATGCACAAAGATATAGACAATTAATCGGAGATCAACCTAATGCCAAAAGAGCAGAACCTCAACCGATGGCAGGCAATGTTGCCCCGTCTTCTCGCCCAACTAAGTCTAGAAAAAGTCTTAGCAAGGAAATACAAAGGGTGCGTGGCGGTTCTTTAGAAGATGTCGCACAGGTTTTGCGTCAAGCAGGGCATGGGTGGTCTGCACCCAAATAAAGGAGTAGTACAGGATGGTTACTTATACAACTTACCATATGAATGGTAATAGAGAAGATTTAATAAATGTTTTGGTGAATATCTCACCAGAAGAAACACCCATGGTTTCGGGCTTTAAGAAGACTAAAGCCGCAGGAAAGCTCCATGAGTGGATGCAAGACGAATTAGCGTCAGGGGCTGATGGGAAAGTAGTCGAAGGTAGCGATGCTACCGCAGGCACTATCCAAGCAAGAACCCGGGTTGGTAATTACTGCCAAATTAATCGGAAAGCATTCCAGGTTTCTGATTCACAGAACGCACCAAATCTCCAGAAAGCCGGGATTGGTTCTACTGAATATGAATACCAACTTTCTAAAGCCCTCAAAGAGATTGCTTTGGATATGGAGGTTGATGTTGTTTCTGGAACTTCAGCAGCAGGAGACTCTTCTACGGCTAGAGCTTCCCGTGGTGTTTTGGATTTCACTTCTACTAACAATGAAACTGGTGCCGCAGGTGGAGATACAGCGGAAGCTTTGACGGAACCTATGTATAACGACAGTCTTCAGACAATTTTCGGAACGGGTGGAAACCCTGACACGACTTATTGTAACGGCTTCCAGAAACGAAAAATTTCTGCGTTTACTGGCAGTCAAGTTCGGAACATCGAGGCTTCAAGCAAGAAGTTGATTGCGAGTTTAGATGTTTATGAATCAGATTTTGGGCTACAGCGAATTGTTCTAGATCGCCATATGCCTACTGATACGGTTGCTCAATTGCAGAAAGATATGTGGAAAATCGCCATGTATCGACCTGTAAAACACACTCCTTTGGCTAAGACAGGTTCTAGCCAAAAAGGAATGGTGGAAGCAGAGTGGACTCTTGAAGCGTTGGCTGAAAAGTCAGGTGGAAAGATCACCGAGCTAACAACCTCATAAAGGTTAGGGGTGGGGGGGGTTACTCCCCCGCCCCGTTCTTTATATGGACTTCTACAAATACATTTTGCATTGGTGGTATTGCGAACAATACGACTATGTGGATCGTAGGTGTAAGAAGTGGGCAGAGAGGTAAATGAAACTAGCACTAGTTTTAATATTCATTATAACTACTCAACTTAATTGTTCGCTTGCCTCAACTGCGGCAGGCTCCTTTATTGGAAACTTGGGCGCGGAATTGGTCCACGAAAAAATAAAAAAAGAAAGGACAATTAGGACGCTTGAAGAGGATGCGTTACTTGATGAAGACAAGAAATTATAAAAAAGAGTATGAGGAGTACCAGGGCAGGCCAGAGCAAATTAAAAGAAGGGCAGGCAGAAATTCCGCTAGAAGAAAAGTTTTAAACGGCAGTAAGAGCTTTAAAGATGTCCATCATGTTGATGGTAATCCTAAGAATAATTCTAGGAGAAACTTAAGGCTAATCTCTAAAGGTAGAAATAGGAGTAGGAAATAATGGGAATAGTTCCAGTACGGAAGAAAAAAAAGGTTGAGTCAGCGAAAGTAAAACCAATGAAACCAAAGAATGTAAAGCGTTTGAAGAAGGTGCTTCCTGATATAAATAAGAAGAGGGGCAAGAGGGTTAACGAAATTAAAAAACGAAGAGGCTACTAGTGAGCGACAAGTTTGAAAACAAGTTTATTGATAAGGCTACTCGCATCTTGACCGAGAAGAGTGCGAAGACTACTGGTAAATTTATAATCCAACATATCCAAGATGTTGATGTAACAGCGGAGGAGTGTAAACAAGATCGCCAGAACAATGAGAATGGGTGGTCAGTAGGTAGGACAATGAGAAAGATCGGTTCTATCCCCCTGGTGTTCGCAATGCAACCTAAGTATAAGGATTTGTTGGATGGTGATCAAAAGGCAATGCATAAAGCTTCAATAAAGTTTTTTCGAGATCATCCAGAGTTCAGAACCTGTAATGGGAACATTTGATTGAAATCGCTTGATTGCTTTGCAGGCATAGGTGGCTTTGCATTGGGGATGTCTTGGGCAGGCATTGAAACAATCGGCTTTGTTGAAGCAGATGAAAAAGCTCAATTAGTTTTAAAAAAGAATTTCCCAGGTGTACCAATACATGGAGATATAAGAACATTTGACGCAACTCAATACCGGGGAAAAGTCCAAATCGTGTCAGGTGGATTTCCTTGTCAGCCATGGTCTGGAGCAGGACGCAGGCGAGGACATCTTGATGACCGTGACCTCTGGGAGGAAATGTTGTCAGTTATACGAAACGTCAAAGCCCCCTACTTTCTTGGAGAAAATGTCCAAGGATTTGTTAACAAAGAAATGGGCTTGCAACGTGCGACAACTGACCTGGAAAGAGAAGGTTTCCAAACAAGGAATTTCTTACTACCAGCTTGCGGTGTCAACGCACCGCACCAGAGATACAGAATCTTTATTGTGGGCTACTCCGAACACAATGGATCATCTTCCGCAGAAGAGTGCGGAAACATTGTTGAAGCAGGCAAACGGGGTGAGGAAGAATCGAAGCAGACCGTCCAACTTGAGGGAACAGGTGGACAAGGATGTGATGAAACTTTGGCCTACTCCGAGTGCGACACCAAGAGGTCCGCACAGCGGAAGGGAACACAACAATCTTCAAACGGTGAGCAAAACAACGGGAACGAAATTCGGGATGACCTTGGAAACGGCAGTAAAGTTTTGGCCTACTCCGAGAGCGGGAAATCCAGGCTCAAGGAAGCCGGGGACAGGAGGGAAAATTCTAGCAGAGGAAGTAAAAAACTCGGTGGAAGCGAAAGGTCAGCTAGGGTGCAACTGGGTGGAAGCTTTAATGGGGTTTCCCCAGAATTGGACGGAAGTATAAATTCTTGGACTGATGGTTGGGAGGATGGCATACCCAGAGTTGAAGTGGGCGTTAAGGGCAGATCCACAAGACTCAAGCAGTTGGGAAATAGCGTTGTCCCTCAGTTGGTTTATATGATTTGCGATTCTATTTTAAGAGCAGATCGAGATGAGCGATGTTTATTTTTGTGATGTTTGCGAAAAAGAAATCAAGCGTGTTTTTTATTACCAGAGCTTGAAGGGGGAAATCTTATCTCCCCACGGTGAAGACAACAATGAATACACGGTGTATTTTTGCGGTCCAGTATGTTCGTTAGAGTGGGCAGAGAAATTTGGTTTCTTAGTAAAGGATGGCAAGTCAAATAAAAGTTTGCGGAGTACTAAGGGATGACGGTGCTTGCGGTTTTTATCGCATCAAGCAACCCATCGAAATGGTTAATGAACGATTTGGTATTGATTCTGCTATCGGGGGGATTAATTGCAATGGGTCTGATCTTAATGCACTACTGGAATCTTGCGATATAGCGGTCATCCCAAGACCTACAAGCGAGAAGATGCTTGATCTCATTACCGCCTTAAAGGGGTTGGGGAAGAAGGTAATAGCAGACCATGACGATAATATTTTCAATGTTAACCCGATGTCTCCTCACTATAACGATTCAGGGGTAGAAGAGGTTGACGTTGAGATTGGCGGGGAAAAAGTTCGGGTCTGGGAAGATGGCAAGGTACATACTGGGGCTGAAGATAAGTTTGATATTGAACAAAATAAAAAAAAGATTGAAATAGCCGAGGAATGTTTACGGGCTGTTGATGCTGTAACAGTAACAACTGAAGAATTAAGACAGCAGCTCTTAAGTTACAACGAAAATATTTATGTGCTTCCGAATTGTGTAGATATTGATTTGTGGAAGCCTGCGAAGATTGAAAAAGATGGGAGGTTGAGAATTACCTGGCACGGGGGTTGCTCCCACTATTTAGATCTTTTGAGCGTTCAAGATTCACTAACCCGTATAGCCCAAAAGCACGACCACGTTAAGTATGTCATGTGTGGTTATGAGTTTAGGGGGGTGTTTAAGGATGTCAGGGATGACCAGTATGAATTTCATAACTGGGTTTCCACTTCTGCTCATCCTTATAAGCAAGCATTGTTGAATGCTGATATTGCGATAATTCCCCTTAACAACGATTTGTTTAATAGGTGCAAGAGTGCAATTAAGTGGGTTGAGTACTCATCTCTTGAAATACCAAGCGTAGCTGTAGGTATACCTCCATATGAACCAGAAATAGAGCATGGGAAGACAGGGTTGTTATACGAAACAGAGGAAGAGTTTGAAAATTGCTTGGAACGATTAATTGATTACCCTATGACAAGGATGGATATAGGGAGTTCTGCTAGAAATTATATTTCAGACAAGTTTAATGCACAGTCAAAGGCTGAACTTTGGGCTGATGCTTATAAAAAAGTAATGGAGGGCTAAAGATTGTCATTGCTCACAATGCGAAATGCGATTTTAAGAGATCTTGGGCTTGACTCAAGCTCTAGTCTTGTTGCTGATGCTAAGAACAGGGTCAACGATTATATAAATGATTCTATCGAGGAAGTAAACATATTAGCCAAGTGGAATATGTTGAAAAGCCAAGGGGCTTTTGCTTTAGAGGAGGGCGTTTCTGTTTATTCATTGCCTGCCGGGGCAACTACCGGAAAAATTATGAATAACAAATTTTATATTGATGCGGATAACGCAATTATTACTAGGGTTGAAAGTGACGGGATATTCAACAGAGATGTTTTGCAAAATAGTACTGGATTACCAGAAGTGTGGACTCCATTTAGGAAAGATGAATCTAATGATGATCAGATAAAAGTATATCCAGTACCGACTGCAACAGAAGATGCGAAGGTGGTTACTTATTTTTATACAGCAACTGCGACTTCATTAGATTCGGATGCTAGTCTCACCGAATTTGAAGAAATAATAATTTCTAATTTAGCCAAGTCCAAGTATGCGGCTTACGATCAGGATTTTACTAAAGAGGCAAAGCACAGTAGTACTGCTAATGCATTACTTAAAAAAGTCATAGCTCAAAATAGGGGGCAAGTAAGGTTCCTGCCCTTAACTAGAAGGAATTACGGGGTGTCTCGCTAATGGTAATGCGACAAAAAGTTTTTGAAGCTAACAACAAGGGGCTTTTTGATGTTGCCGTTGGGGAGGGGAATATCTCCTCTGGCTTTGCTACTGAATTGCAGAACGCAAGGGTTTCTGTAAATGGGGAGGTTTCAAAGAGAAGGGGGAGAGTTTTTTTTAACAGCAAACCGTTCCCCTGGGCTGTTGGTAGCAGTATTGATACATACGATGTAGTTAATATGGACGATTCAGTCCAAATGTATGGTTTGAATAATGAAGAACTTGGATTTTCTCTTACCCTTGCATCTGACGAAAATATTCAATATGCCCAATTTAATTTAGATAAAGTTGGGACTCCTGCTGGGGCTTGCCGGGTAAGGATATATGCCTCAACTGGTACTGTAGGAACTGATTCGTTACCAACTGGTCCGGTTCTGGCAACCTCTACTGATGTCTTTGCCGAGGACATAACTGGTTCTTTCGCACTCCATGATTTTACTTTTGAAGAACCATTTGTTGCCACTTCTGGGGATTATATTTTCCTGCTTGAATATGTAGGTGGTGATTCAAGCAATTATATAAGAGTTGGAGTCGATTCCACGCCTGGTAACGCAGGGTCTAATGTAATTTTTAGCAATACAAGGGGTTCGGATTGGGTTGCAGATGCAACGAGGGATGTTGTTTTTAATTTATTTAAAGCAGGCCCAGACATTATAAGCTTGATTCTCTTTGAAGGAGATTTTGTTGACAACTATGAGGTTTTAGCACAAGCCGATACGCAGGTAAGGAAGTACGACCCTACAACAGGTGGGTTTGATATTCTTGTTAAGGGTGGTCTTACTGAAAATTGCAGATTGTCTTGGACTATGTTCAACGGTCATCTTGTTATGTCTAACGGGGTTGATCCTATGTTCAAGTATGGATATGTTCAGCAACCGTTAAACCCAACCACGGGGGTTGTTACATCTGGTGCGAAGGCAGGCAGAACTTACTATGTAACGATTACCTATAAGACTGCAAATGGAGAAACCATATCAAGCTCTGAAACAGAACAAATAATAGGTGCTAATGATTTATTGACGGTTGCCTCACCATTAGCCCTACCAGGCGTTACTCATTACAATGTTTATCATCACACGGTTTCTGGTGATTTAAAATTGCAAACAGCAACTCCCATAGCGATTGGTGTTGATTATACAGAAGACTCTGGGGCATTGCACGATGGTGCATCTATCCCATCGTCAAATACAGCATGGTTTGCCGTAGACAACTTAGGATCTCCCCCAAAAGCTAGATATGTTTTTGCCCTTAACTCTAGGGTTTGGGCTAGTGGCATCCCAAACAATAATACAAGATTTAGGGGTTGTTCCGTTGCAAACGATGACGATTGGACTGCATCATCCGATTCTGTTGATATTGATTTAGCGGGTTCTTTGGCGAGGGGTGATCAGATCAAGGGGATCAATAGGCTAGGTCAAAGCGGTACGTTAATTCTTGGTTTAAAAAATCACATTGTCACATATTCAGTCCCAACTGTTTTCAGCGATATATCAATCGACAAGATTGTATACAACTCTGGAGTAATGAGTCAT